ACAATAACAAACACAAATTTACAACAATTAGAACAAGCAGCATCTGGTTATATTGCTGTAGATGTAGCATCTTCTGATGTAGCTTTATCTTTAGCTAATGGTTCTGTATCTAATGGTAAAAATTTATACTTTAAACTAACAGGAACATTAACAGGTAATAGAAATGTTACGATGCCTGATTCAGCTGAAAGAGTATTTATAATCCAAGATGCAACTTCAAGATCAGCTTCTTTATATAGTTTAACAGTCAAAACAGCATCAGGTACAGGAGTTGCTATACCAGTAGGTTCTACAAATTTATTATATTCAGACGGTACAAATATTAGTTTAGGTCTAAGAACAAAAGGCTATGTTACACCTGGCGCAACTTATACAACAGTTAATGGAGATCAAGTTTTAGTAGATACTTCAGGAGGTGGTATTGGTGCACCTGTAACAATTAATTTACCAGCATCCCCATCAGTTGGAGATGAAATTCATTTTATAGATTCAGGTTCAAACCTAGCATCGAACAATTTAACTATTGGTAGAAACGGTTCTAACATATTAGGTTCCGCTTCTGATTTAGTAGTTTCAACAAACACAGCAGCTTTTACATTAGTGTATGTGAATGCAACAAGAGGCTGGGCTTATAAAGATAACATATAGGAGGTGACATGCCTCTTCAACAAATAACATTTAGACCTGGAATCGACAAACAAAATACGACTGTTGGCGCAGAAGGACGTTGGGTTGATTCAGATAATGTTAGATTTAGATATGGTCTGCCAGAAAAAGTTTCTGGTTGGTCTTCATTAATTACAGATACTATTGTTGGTGTAGTTAGAAAACAACACGCTTTCGTAGATATATCTGGAAATAGATATGTAGCATTAGGTTCAGATAAGTTTTTACTTATTTACTTTGAAGGTCAACTTTATGACATCACACCTATAAGAACAACTTTATCATCAGCAACTATTGCAACAACAGATACTTCAGCTGTTTGTAATATTACAACAGGTACATCACATGGTTTGATTGCGGGGGATATTGTTTTATTAGAGAATGTAACTTTACCTGGTGGAACAGGCTATGTTGATGCAGATTTTGAAGGTAAATTATTTCAAGTTACAGGTATAGTTTCAGTAACTGAATTTACAATTACGCAATCTACAGCAGCGACCGCAACGGTTGCTACAGGTGGAAGCATTGATGTAAAACCTTATGAAAATGTTGGTCCAGCAGAACAATCTTATGGATATGGTTGGGGAACAGATACTTGGGGTGCAGGTGGATGGGGAGAGGCTTCTTCAGCACAAGACGTGGTCCTTGAACCAGGACTTTGGTCTTTAGATAATTATGGTCAGGTATTAGTTGCAACGATTGCAAATGGAAAAACATTTACATGGAATGCTGGTGCAGCAACTCCATTAACGGTTAGAGCTTCAACAACAACTTCAGGATATGAGACAACAAATAATCCAACAGCAACTAGAATTACATTAGTTTCACCAACAACACGTCACTTAATTCATCTAGGAACTGAAACAACTATTGGCACAACTTCAACACAAGATGATATGTTCATTAGATTCTCTGATCAAGAAAATATAAACGTTTATAACCCAACAGCAATTAACTCCGCAGGTTCACAAAGATTACAAGATGGAACTAAAATTGTTGGTGCATTAAAAGCAAAAGAAACAATTTTAGTTTGGACGGATAATGCTTTATATACTATGAAGTTTATTGGTGCTCCTTTTACATTTGGATTTGAACAGGTGGGTACAAACTGTGGATTGATTGGTAAGAATGCTGCTGTTGAAATAGATGGTGTTGCTTATTGGATGAGTAATAATGGTTTTTTCTTGTTTGATGGTACAGTTAAATCTATGCAATGTTCAATTGAAGATTATATTTATGATCAGATTGACACAACTAAAGGACAACAAGTAGCAGCAGGTATTGATAACTTACATACAGAAGTTGTTTGGTATTACACATCAACTTCCTCTGATTTTAATGATCAATATGTAGTTTATAACTATGGAGAAAGTTCACAACAATTACAGGTATGGTATCCTGGTACAGAAGCTAGAACATCTTGGATTGATGCTGCTGTATATCCAAATCCTTTTGCTACAAAATATAACAGTACATCCACTGGAACTTTTCCTGTCATTGTAGGTGAAGATGGTTTAGGTCAAACAGTTTATTTTGAACATCATGTAGGCACAGATCAAGTTAATCCTGATGGTACAACAACAGCTATTACATCTACATTAACTTCTTTTGATTTTGATTTAAATGTAGAAGGAACAGCAGGTGAATTATTCTTAGCAATGAGAAGATTTATTCCTGACTTTAAAAATTTACAAGGAAATATACAAATGACATTAGCAGTTAAAAGATATCCATCACAAACAAGCACTAACACGGCTTTAAGTCCCTTTACAATTACAACTTCAACAACTAAAGTAGACACACGAGCTAGAGGAAGGTTTGCAAATATTAATATTCAAAATGTTAATATAAGTGAAGACTGGAGATTTGGAACATTGAGATTAGATTTACAACCTGATGGGAGAAGATAATGGCAAAGATAGTAGTAAGATTACCAGAACCAAAACAAGAATATGATTTTTCTAACCAAAAACAAATCAATAGATCTATTGCAGGTATTGTTGAACAATTAAATTCAACTTATTTAGATCAATTAAAACAAGAAAGTGAAAGGTTTGCATTTTATAATGCACGATATTAATTATGGCTAATATTTATACAAACGGTTTTTTTAATTTAACAACAACTGCTTTAACAACAATCTATACTTGTCCATCTGATTCAAGAGCTATTGTTCAGAATATACAATACACTAATGAAAGTGGAACAACACAAGTTCAAGTCTATGTTACCGATGCATCTGCATCCACAACTTATGAAATTAATCACAATAGTTTAAGTGCAAATGAGACATATAATGCTGCATTAGGTCCTGTTATTTTAGAAGAAAATGATGTTTTAAAAATACAAGCTAATGCTTCAAATGTAGTATCAGGTGTGGTATCTATACTAGAAATAAACAGAGATTAGGAGGATAAATGGCGTTTATAGAAGAAGGTGAAGTAGCATATACAATGATTAATGGCAAAAAAGTGCCAGTAGTTAAATGCGAAACCGAAGTAGTTTTAAGAAACAAAGAAACTAATGTAGAGTATAATTCAGACGATGAAGCCGAAGCAGACATAGCAAACCCAGAAACAGCTACTCAAAGAGAGCATATTGTAAGGTCTGTTAAGATAAAAGTAGCAGCAATGCCGCCTTTAGGGGCTTCTACTAAAGAGTTGTAATATATATTAATTTGTTATAGTTTATAAACTCAGGAATTCTACCTGCATTTATTTAACTTATGATATCAAGAGGACAAATGTATAGACAAATGTATAATATCGGCGGCGAAGGGATCATGTCTCTGGACGCAGGTGCACCATCTATTAAATATGAAGGAGACATCAAACCTAAACAAGAGGTTGCTGATGTTAATTTACCTTTAGATGTACAAGGATGGTTTCAATCTTTACCTCTTGAACAACAAATACAATTATTAAATTCAGATATTGATGAAGCTTATAAGAATGAATTAAGAAAACTTATGGGCAAGAATACGGATTCAGGGATCATGAATGCTATGCCAAGAGATATGGCAAAGTTTGGTGGTCTTAAAAAAATTTTTAAGAAAGCAACTAATGTAGTTAAAGATGTAGTCAAGTCAGATATTGGTAAGGCTGCTTTATTAGGTGCAGCTGCCTTTGGAGTACCAGGAACTCAATTTGGTGGTTTGTTTGGCAGAGCTGGTTTGGGTGGACAAGCAACAGGTTTGTTTGGATCTAAAGGTATTGGTGCTACTTTATTTGGAACTCCTGCTTCAACTGTATTTAATCCTAATGCTTCTTTCTCTTCAAGTACACCAGGGTTTTTTCAAAAAGCTCTTAATACTCTAAAAGGAGGAAGTCTTTCAAATTTAATTCCAGAAACTGCAATGGGTAGAGCTGCAGCTGTAACTGCAATAGGTGGCTTAACAGGATTCTTAGCAGGTCAAGGTAAATCAACAGAAGAAATTGAATCCATTATGGACAGACCTGAATCTTTAAAACCGTATTTAAAACAATATTACTTAAACTTAAATCCAGATTTAAAAGACACTATGGAAGGTGAAGCTGCTGCTGAAGCATTTGCACAATCTCAAATGGGTGAATATGGATATCAAAATAAAGCATATGGTGGAAGGATTGGTTACTCAAGCGGAACTGGTAAAAGAGAAATAATTCTTGATATGTTAAAAAGAGGTGCTGATGCTGATACAATAAAAGAAATTACAGGTGCCTCTGATATGGAAATTGAAGAAGCTATTACTTTTTTTAAATACGGACAAGCTGGAGTGCCTATACCAACATTTGATCAATCAGGAAAAATGATAGATGATGGTTTATACAAAGGAAGAGAAACAAGACCAGAGAATAAAGCATATGGTGGTAGAATGATGAAAGCTTTAGGTGATACTGCACAAATGGCTTCGGGTATTGAAGGCCTACCATTAAGACAAAACCCTATGGGAACTAACGAAATTGATTTAAGAGATACTGGTGGATTTATTCCCCCAGTTGGTGTAAAAGAAAAAGCTGATGACATTCCTGCAATGTTATCTAATAATGAATTTGTATTTACTGCCGATGCTGTAAGAGGCATGGGTAATGGCGATGTTAATGTAGGCGCTCAACGTATGTACGATATGATGAAAAAACTTGAAAATGGAGGAAGAGTTTAATGGCTGAAGTTCAACAGACACAAGTATTACCAGCACCATTTATTGAAGCAGCGGGTAAAACGTATTTAGATGACCTAACAAAAGCAGTAGGTGGCATTAAAGGTTTAGACATGTCTAAACTATATGGCACACAATTTGTTGCTGGCCCTGGAGCATTACAAACACAAGCTGAAGGATTAGCAAGTGGTTTAGGTCGTTATGAACCTTATTTACAAGCAGCACAAGCTGCAACTGGACCACAAGCTTATCAAGCTTACATGTCTCCTTATCAACAGGATATTATTGATACAACTTTAAAACAATACGATATTCAAGCACAAAAAGGTTTAGGAAATATAGCTCAACAGGCTATTCAAGCAGGAGCATTTGGTGGTGCTAGAGAAGGTGTTGCTCAAGCTGAATATCAAACACAATCAGATTTAAATAGAGCTGCATTACAAGCTCAGTTATTAGGACAAGGTTATTCGCAAGCACAACAAGCTGCACAACAAAACTATCTAAATCAGATGAATTTAGCTCAACAATCACCTGCTTTATTAGGTCAACAAATTTCTGGACTATCTGCATTAGGTGCACAACAACAAGCTCAAGAACAAGCAAATTTACAAGCACAACAACAATTAGCATACCAACAAGCTTATCAACCATTACAAGCTGTACAAACATTAGGACAAGGTGTTACAGGTTTAATTGCTGGTTACCCACAACAAACTCAAACACAAACTGCTCCATCTGCTAGTGGTTTAGCTACAGGTTTAGGAACAGCTGCTACACTTGCTGGTATTTATAGTTTAGT